TTATTTAGGGGTGTTGCACTTGGGATGCGAATGTAAGATGCCTTTAAACACCTGCGCGTCCGAAAGCTCGTAATACGCCCCTTCCCAAATCCACGCATAGCGGGCAGGGTCAAGCGTTTGCTGCTGATGCCGCCGCAACTCTTCCAATTCAGGCGGGAAAAACGGATTGTCGCCGTAATTCATCTCCATCATGCACGAACGCGGCGACGGATTTTTACGAAATCGCCTATCCGTCGCGCTGTTTTCTTGCTTTGGATTCCAAATCACCCAAATTTCCGACTTGGGCGCACGAATGGTTGGCTCCAACACTTCCCACGCCGCTTCCGAGATGTCTTCCGCTTCTTCCACGACGCACACATCAATTTTCGCCAGCGATTTCACCGACTGAATATTATTGCGCAGCCCCTTAAACAGAAACTCCGTGCCATTCTTGCCGCGTATATAGTCCACGCCCACATCATAAGCCGCCGCCAACCACGGCTCGGATGCAATCGCCGCTTTCAATTCCGCGTAAAACGACTCCTTGATGGAATTTTGAAACTCTCGCACGCACAAAAAGCGCAACGGCTCAACAAAGCCCCATATCGCCGCCATCTTGGCAAAGTTAAACGACTTGCCCGAACCCCGACCGCCCCACGCACCGCGAAAACGCAGCGCGCCACGCGGCAGCCTGAAAACCGTTTTGATTTTCGGCGGCAGCTTAACTTGTACTTTCATCATCGCCCACCGCAACCAGTTCAATAACTGTGGGGGTCATGCTGCCGTCCGATGATTTCATATCGGTTTCTACTTTGTCGGAATAGCCGTGATTCGTCAGCATCAATTTAGCAATCGTAGGGTTAAAATCGCCTTGCAAGCCTTTATTAACCAGTAAAACTTCCTGCGCGGATTTAATCGCTTCTAACGTGGCAAGAAATTCATTGTTTTGCCCGCCCCAATCACGTAATTGCTGCCGCCCTACACCTAAAAAACAAGCCAAGCCTGCAATACTCGGCACAACTTCATTCCGTTCCCCAAAGCCACCTTTCAAATACCACTCTGCCCCATCAATATGCTCTTGCGACAAAGTACTCGGTCGTCCAACGGGTCGTTTTATTGTTTCACTCATGTTTGACACCCAATAAAAAAGACCGCCCACAGGCAGCCTGAAAATCTAAAAACATATTGATTATAAGACAAAATTGTCTTATTATTCACTCCATCAACAGCAAGGAGTGATAAATGAAATACAGCGAATTTCAACGTTGGTTGATTAGTCAAGGCGTTAGCATAGACAAAACGTATGGCAAAGGCTCACATCGCACCGCAAGTCTAAATGGAAAAAGCACTACATTCCCTTATCACGGCAGCAAAGAAATAGGCGAGGGATTAAGGCGAAAGATACTTAAAAATCTAGGCTTATAACCAAAGGGGGCAACTTTACACCCTTGCTGTTATTTAACCCACCCTAAAAGGAAATACTATGTACTATCCCGCAACCTTTACCCGCGATACCAACAACACATTCTTGGTTGAATTTCGCGATATACCCGAAGCAGTCGGCGTAGGCGAAACCCAAGCCGAAGCCTACCAATCTGCGATTGACGGATTAGAGACCGCGCTATTTGGAATTTATATCCAACAACGCCTTGCCATTCCCAAGCCAAGCGCATTACAAGATGGAGAACAAGCCGTTTATTTGCCTGTTACCACGCAAACCAAACTTGCCCTATACAGCGAAATGCTCGCGCAAGGCGTAAGCAAAGCCGAACTTGCCCGCCGTTTGCAAGTCAATCAAAAACAAATTGACAGACTATGGGATTTGCGCCACAAAACCAAAATGGACTTTTTGGAAAAAGCCACCGCGCAATTGGGCAAACGGCTGGATATTGTTATGGCAGCCTGAAAAAAAAAGCCCGTATCACACGGGCTTTTAAGCAACAGCAAACTGAAACGACAACACCTGTCCCAATTGCGCGTTGATATTAACCAACGCATCCAATGAGAACTTATCAATGCGCCCGTTCAATAAATCGTTAATGCGTAGCTGCGTTAAGCCGCAATGTCCTGCTGCCTGTTTCTGCGTCCAGCCGTTTTGTTTAATGATGTCCGAAATGTGCATCATCAAATCCGCGCGCAATTTCAAATTAGCCGCTTCAATCGGTGTGTCGCACAAAGCATCGAATGCGGAAGTGTAAGTTTTATCCATGCTGAAATTATATCGGTTTTGATATAATTCAGGCAAAATAAAACGGAGAAAGTCGCCTAAACGTAACTTTCTCCGAAATATAGCAAAATTGTACCTAAAAGTTACCACTTTATCAATGCTCAATAATCCCTTTTTCTCTAAAACATTCCTGCAATTTAAACCGCGCAACACGCTCCCAATTCGCCAAATGATTGCTGATGCGCTCGCGCCTACGTGTAAAGGTCATATTTGGCAAGTCATATTTATCCATAATCGCAACTCGCTTCGGATGCTCGCTGTAAATATGATGCAGCATATCCGCCGCCAAATACACATCATCACAAATCTTTTCTGCTACCAGTACGCCCGCGATAATCATCAATCCGTCCAATTTGTCGTATTCACATTCCACCACCGCCACCAGCAATGGACTTTCAAGGCAGCCTGAAACCTGCGAACGTATCATTGCCGCGTTCGCGTGCCACTCCGCCTGTGTTAAACCGCTGCTGCTGGGGCAATCACCCTGAATATGGCTAATCACGCTTGCCGTGTTGCCACGCGGCGCAATCATGACGCTGCTGATTTTGTACACTTGTTGCAAACACTCATCCAAATTACGATACATTTTTTCTCCAACGTTCCCAATACTCATCCGCTTTCGCTTCAAACCAAGCCGCCGCATCCTCGGCAATAATCCCATTCGCCGCCAACACATACGCTTCGCCGTGTTGATGCTGCATGGCGTGTTCCGCGTGCGTCAGCGGCACGCCCGAAAACGGCGGCTTGATGCCCATACCGCTACCGCGCGACACACGGCGCACATGGGCAAATTCACAACGCCCTTCGCCATCCACCCATTCCGAAAAGCAGCCTGAAAGACAACTCGGCTGCCGCCGCACCCACGCCTGAAAATCTTTATCAGTATTCAAAAATCACTCCTTGCTCGGCTGCCCATGCTTCAATCCGCGTCTGATAATCCGCCATCTGTTGCGTGTTCAGCTTGGTTGTTGATAATCCGATTTTTTGGATTTCGCCGCTGGGCAACACCCGCTCATCGCAGCCGATAAACTGCTGTTTGAAATACTCGTGCCACATATCCGCGCTGTATCGCCGCCCATCCAGCCAAACCTGATCGGCGATTTGGTTATACAAGCTCCATAAGCGGCGGTTTTGCTCATAGCTGCGTTTGGCTTTATACGGGCGGATAACCACTTCCAAATCACCGTGCGCCGCCAGCAGCTCGGGGACAATGTTTTTGTATAGGTTTTCAAACAAAGGGCGTTGATTGGACACTTGCAGGCGGAATTTACGTTCATTCAT